TCAATTCCGCGACTGCAGCTTCGACAGCAAGCGCAGGAACTCGATGTACAGCCACACCAGCGTCACCATCAGACCGAACGCGCCATACCACTCCATGTGCTTGGGAGCGCCCTGTTCGACACCGCTTTCGATGAAGTCGAAGTCCAGCACCAGGTTCAGTGCAGCCACCACCACCACGAACAGGCTGAAGCCGATGCCGATCAGGCCGGAGTCGTGGATGAAGGGGATGCGCACGCCGAACAGGCCCAGCACGATGGTCGCCAGATACACCAGCGCAATGCCGCCGGTGGCTGCCACCACGCCCAGCTTGAAGTTCTCGGTGGCCTTGATCATGCCGCTGCGATAGGCAAACAGCAGCGCGAACATGGTGCCGAAGGTCAGCAGGACCGCCTGGAACACGATGCCGTTGAAACGCGCCTCGTAGACTGCCGAGATCGCGCCCAGGAAGAAGCCTTCCACCAGCGCGTACAGCGGCGCGGTGACCGGGGCCCAGGTCGGCTTGAAGCTGGTCGCCAGCGCGAACACCAGCCCGCCGATCGCGCCGGCGATCATGTACAGCCGCGCGGCAGGCAACGGAGCGCCATCGGCCCCGATCGACTGCGACCAGGCGAAGGCGGCGGTGACCACCGCCATCAGCAACAGCAGGCCGGTCTTGTTGACAGTGCCGTTGAGCGTCATCGCCTGACCATCGCGGGTGACTACCGAGCCGGAGCCGAGGTCGAGGAAGGTGGATTCCCGAAGGGCGGGATTGCCGCTACGCATGCGTGTTCTCCATGAAATGTAGATGCCTGCCGACTTGGCGAGCGATGCCGCGAGGATACCGGATCGTCCGATTTACACAGAGTGATTGACAGCAAGGCCAATCATTCCCAAAATAGCCGACCTTTCCAGCCTTCGGGATTGAAAGGTCCCGCCGGGGTATAGCGCAGTCTGGTAGCGCGCCTGCTTTGGGAGCAGGATGTCGGGGGTTCGAATCCCTCTACCCCGACCATTCCGAGCTCTTGACGGCGTGGGAATGCGAAGTTCGGTCCGGGCGCCCGTAGCTCAACCGGATAGAGCACCGGCCTTCTAAGCCGGCGGTTACAGGTTCGAGTCCTGTCGGGCGCGCCATCGGCGGTGCGGTAGGAAGTAGGTTTCAGTGGTGGCTGTAGCTCAGCTGGTTAGAGTACTGGATTGTGATTCCAGATGTCGGGGGTTCGAGTCCCCTCAGCCACCCCACTGATTTCAGGAAAAGTTGGACCCGATGCATCGCGGGGTGTTGCAACGACGCAAAAACGCGCATACAATGTGCGACCAGTTTCAGGGCCGTTAGCTCAGTTGGTAGAGCAGTTGACTCTTAATCAATAGGTCCAAGGTTCGAATCCTTGACGGCCCACCAAACAAAACAGCCACTTCGCGCAAGCGAAGTGGCTGTTTTTCTATAAGCCGGGGAAATTGTCGGGAAAATTCCCCCTGATTCGGGAGACAGGTGGATGTCTAACACCAAATCAAGGACGTTGCGGTACAAGAAGGCTGACTACTTGCGGAAAGGTGGTCACGACTTGCAGAGTCTGGTGCAGCAGGCCGTCACCCGCTTAGGCGGCGTGCAGCGTCGCGAGCAGGTAGATGTCCTGCATGGAACGCGGACTGTTTTGACCGGTGTGCGACCGAGCTTGGGCATGCTAGTTGGCAAGCTGATGCTTTACACGCCTGGCCAACAGCAGAAGTTCCTCGAACTTGACGACACGACGCAAGATTACAAACTTGATGCCCTCCCGGTTGGAATGGGCGAAGGCGGGGCGCCACGCGAGTTTGTTGAATCGATCCTCTACGTCGCTATTTTCGAGCGCCATGTGATGTTCATCGGTAGCACATCGCTGAGGTCGTCTCAACTTGAGAGCCACCTCAACTGGCTTCTCAAAGAAGCTGAGTTGCTTGATCCCGAAGACTTCCTCTTCCTTGAGGATCAGCAATCTGAGAAGGCTGTGGCGGTTCTCCGCAGCACGCCTGTTAAGGCGATCGAAATCGGCGGTGAGATTGAGTTTGAGGAAACTGAACGCGTAGCGACCAAGCGCCGCACCAAAGATCGCGAAACTGAACCAGGTCACAAAATTATGAAGCCGATCGGAGCTCTTGCCGACGCAGCAGCTTCAGTGTTTGGTCCCATCTTTGCCGATGCCAGTCTCAAATCGCCGCTTAAGCACAAGGAACATGTTGGGTTTAAGATGTCTCTGCAGTATCGAAACCGCAAGAAAACGCGGGAGGGATACGAGTTGATGGATCAACTAGCAGTGTTTGGTCGCCATTTCGATGCAGGCGAGTGTGTGGTGCGTTTGGAAGGTGGTGGCTTGCTGGAAGGCGACGATATCAAGGTAGCTAGGTCGCTCTCTTTTACGGTGTTGGCAGATGGGCGACTCGAAGAACCAGCGGTCTGGGAGGTTATCTACGAATGGCTGCAGTCCGCGATCAAAGGGCAGGTAGTTGGGGCTTAGGCATGAGTGCGTATACCCACCATCGAGAAGGGGCTGCCCGCAACTTTTTGGTGATCTTTGCGGTGTTGGCTGCATCCGCTACATGCGCCGTCCTGTGTGTGCAGAAATTCGATGTTGCTCAGATCAGGGCGCTGATCGTAGCGCTCTGGCCTGTCTCGGGTTTGTTGTCAGGCGCTGCACTTGCATTGCTTTACAAGCTTCTGGCAGACACGGCTCCGACTGGAAAGCTTGATCGCCGGCAGCGCTATGAGATCGATAAGATCGTGCGCGGCAAGGTCGTGCGATTGTGGCTGCTTGTGGCTGCCGTTATCGCGCCCTTGGCATTTGCTTTGCTTAATGCGCATCTAGGCGTAGGCAACGGCAAACAGTTCTTCATGGGGGCGGTAGGGCTATCCGTAGCGAGCACTCTTTTTTTCTTCCTCTACGTGCCAGCTACGTGGTTGAACGTGCGTGACTTCAACGCTGAACTAGACCGCCAAAAGTCAGCGAGCGAGCAGGTGGCGGCAGTTCTTGAAAGGCTTAAAAAAGCTCAGAAAAGTGATTGAAATCGTTTACTTGTAGGGTTCATCGCTTTTTCGGGGGTTGAACTAGCGGCACGTCGTGTGAGTAGCGATTGGTCATCTGCTGCGTCGCGTGACCTGCGGCCTCCTGTTTGTCTGCGCGCGTGCCGGCCGTGTCTGTAATGCCGCGATGCTTCAGACCGTGCAGGCTGAATCGCTGTTCAGCTGTGATGACCCCATCCTTGATGGCGAGCGAGATCATTCGTTGCCAGGCGCTGTCGAGCGCTGACTTGCTGAGGGGCGTGCCCGACTGATTCACCAAAAGCCGGCGCTGCTCCGCTTTCAGGGGCACGGGGCGCCCATGCGCATTCATTGCTCTTTGCCGATAGGCCGCCAGCCAAGCCCATGCGTGGCGGAGGTCATCGTTCCAGGCGGTGACTGTGTCACGTGAGCCTTTGCGGCGACGGCTCCGTATCCCCTCCGCCTCTGCATGCGCATCTGTCAGGTCTGTGACCTCAATACCGCGCAGCCGTAGGTTGTAGGCGAGCAGCATCGCTGCGTGGAGGTAGGGCGGCACGCTACCTCGCGTATGCGCCTTGAGGCTGCCGCGTTCAAGTGCGAACGTCAGCATGGTGGTGAACACGTCGGATTCGGGCATGTTGTGCTCGCCGCGTTCTTTCGCTTGTCGAACACCTTTGGCGGGGTTGTGCTCGCATAGGCCCATGCGGATGCCCCAGCTGAAGGTGCGGCGCAGGTAGCGCAAGACATGGTTGGCTTTGCTGGGGCGCGGTTCGATTGCCGGCTGAAGTTTGGTTGCTGGCCGGCCTCCCGCTAGGGTCTCGACCAGGCGCTGCATCGCCGGCACGTTGATGCGCGCAATCTGCATCTTGCCGAGCAGCGAACCATCCTTGAGCACGTACGCAGTCGCGGTCTCCGCGCACCAGCGGTAATCCCGCTGTGTGTCCCTCGACAGCTCTGCAAATTCCGTGGATTCCTCGAAGCGTTCCGCGAGGTAAGCCAATGTGCCCCGGACCTCATTGCCGGCGGCGGCTTCAGCAATGCTGTGAAGCTCAGAAAGCCGGATATCAGCATGGGCGACCGTCCGCTTTCGCGGACGGCCCCCTTCGGGATGAGCCTCTAAGAGATACCAGCGGTTGTCTTCCCAATAGATGCCCTTGGGCAGTGCTGCCTGGTCAATATGTGCCGGAATAGCCGGGTTGAACTTCCGTTTTCTACCGCGTCCCATTAGATCAGCTCCATTGTATTTGTCGTTTCTCCCTGAGCGGTATGCAGGCCAAGCGCGGCGTTGAGTGCATCCACGGTTGTCCAAATGCCGCCGCGACCGTCGTACTTGTAGCGAATGCCCTGATCGCGCGCCCAGCGCACCACCGTGGATGCGCGTGGAGCAGGACCGAACGGCGCGCAAAGGCGACGCAGATCCTCGAACGTAATCACCGGACTGCTCACGCGCCTTGTTCCCCGATCCACTCCCGTCTGCGCCGCCATTGCTCTCGCATTGCCTCTACGAGTAAGTCAGCTGCGGCGTAGCCGCGCTGGGCAGCGATGCGGAGCCGGAGCTCTCTCACCTTGGCTGCATCCACGTAGCCCTGTCGTAGCCAGTGGCGCGCCTCGCAAGCCCTGCGAAACCCTTCCATGTTCGCGCCCTCGATCATCGCTGACGCGCGCCAGTGAAGCGCAGACCGAGCTGCACGACGTTAGGCGCACAGGGACGTGGCTGGCGTAGTGCGCGGATCCGATGCGCTCGGCGCCATTCGATCATGGCCAGCTCGTAGCTGGAATGCTTCTGCGTTCGCCCACACACGCACTCGATGAAATGCCCGCCGCCCGCCTCGGGGCGGCGGGCGTCGAGCATGTGGCGAGCGAGGTGGCCGTTCGTGCAGGGCGGCAGAGGACTGTCGTGGTCGACCTGACGTTGCGTCACGGTACCTCCAGGCGCAGCACGCGCTCGGCGTCCCGAAGATGTTGCGCGGTGTCGGAGTCGATCCGGTCCAACGCCTGAGCGATGGTGTAGCCCATTTCGGCTAGCCAGTCATGGCGATTGAGCACCAGAGCGGCGGTGAGCGCCTCCCCGGTGGACAAGGGGCCAGGCTCTCCCAAACGCGCTGCGGTGCGCGCAATGTCGATCGTGCGCTGCAGGTTCATGGTTGCGTCCTCCATGCGGCGCCGAGCTGGGCACGTGCTTCGTCGACACGCATGAGGCGCAAGCCCCAGCGCACCGACCAGCTGCGGGCCTGCTGCTCGTTGCAGGTCAGGATCAGCTGTCCGACAGGATCCAGGCGATCAGCGCGGAAAGTGAACAAGACGTCCTCAAGCTCGATGACCTTCTGCAGGCCGAGTTGGTGACACAGCGCCTTGGCATTGAGCAATTTGCAGCTGCCCTGCGGGCCGAGAAGGATGACGGACTCAGCCATGAGCAGCCTCCCGGCGCACAGCCATGCGGGTGCGGCGACGCAGGCGCTGCGGCACCTGTCCAACAGCAAGGCCGATCTGAGTCAGGCGCGGACGGCGCGTCGTCCAAAGCTTGTAGACCAGCGCGCCACCGGCCGCCGGCGCCAGGACCGTCACAAGAGCGAGTAACTCACCCATGCGCCACCTCCTGCGCGGCCTGCGCGACCGCAGCTGCAGCAGCTGCAGTCGGCCTGCGCGGCAGCATGTTGGCCAGGTCGAAGGGGAAGTCCAGGCCGTCCATGAACTCGGCCAACTCGGTGCTGATCCGGTCCTCCGTCGTCGTCCACAGGCGCGGCCCGTCGATGAGCTTCCAGCCGGTGCCTGTGCCGCGACGCCGCTCCCAGGACTGACGCTCCTGGCGAAGTGGTCCCATGTCCAGGGTGGCAGTGACCACAACTGCACCATGCGTGACGTGCATGGTGATGGTTGCCGAGCAGTCGCCCATGCCGCGATCGTAGGCGACGACGGCCGGCGTGCTAGCCTCCGCGCCAGGTCCGGTGCTCAAAACCAACGGACGTGCTGCCGTGGCTGGACGTGTTCCAGTGTGCTGTTGCATATCGACTCTCCTGAGTTGCGTTGGTGGAGGGCCTTGGGGCGGTGTTACAGCACCGCCCGCCGGCCCGCTGTTGCGGGGTTAGATCAGGTCGGCGCCGGATGGCGGGATGCTGGGTTCAGGCTCACGCAGACGCTGCGCGCCGTTGAGCACATCAAGTAGTTCCTGGCGGATGTACTCGGCCACTGCTGCCGGTCCGTCGTGATTGATGCCTGCCTCGATCGCGATATCGTTCGTCAGCGCGGCAAGCAACGCGGCGGCGTGATACGCGCGCCAAAGGCGGTATTGCTCTTCTTCGCTGATCGAGAAATCAGCGTCGTCTGGCAGCTGTGTGTTCGGGTGAGCGGCGTCCATCAAGCCACCTCCAATACAGGCATGCGCTCGATGACCCATTCCTGCAGCGCTGCGGCCTCGGCTTCCGGCATGACCACGTGCAACGAGCCGATGACCAGGCCAGTGCCGTCATCGACAAGAAACAACGCGCTCGGCTCGTCGATCGCGCTGCAGGCGAACATCACCGGTGGGCGATCATGCAGGCCGTCGGCGTAGAGCTCGGCCAACACGTCGGTCGCCCGGATCTGCAGGAGCAGGTAGACGCCGGGAGCCACGCGATGCGCCTTGTGCAGGTCGCGGCGGCTCACTGGCGCACCTCGGCCAGGTCAGCATTAGTGCTGGAAATGGCGGCCTCGACATCGGCCAGCGTCAGCGCCTCGGGCGCTTTTCCCATGGCCTGCAGCTTCGCCTGCAGGCCGAGCCAGGCGGTGTGGTTCCAGTCGAGGGTGTCGGCGATCAGGCCGAAGTAATGGGCGATCTGACGCGCGGCATTGGCCGGCGCTTCTTGAGCGTCGTAGGTCATGGTGCAGGCTCCGTTGTAGTTGGAGTCCGCCACGACGCTGTCAAACGAGGTGGCGGACGGTGCGCGGTTGACAGACCGGTCAACGGAACCGGCAGGCCCGAAGGCCTCCGCACACCGCCCGCCATAGAACTGGCCGGCAAACGCCCGCGACTGCACAGCGAGCGAAAAAAAAGCGCCGTGCATCGGTCGATGGGCGCTGGTGCGCCGTTGATTCAGGCTGTCAAACCCGGTCGCCGATTGTGCGGCGACGGAGTAATGGTTGCTCCGCTCCTGGGCAGATGTCAACGAAAATTTCCTGAAATTTCCAACATGAGGAAACGCGCTCATTTGGCGAATACCCAGCACTTAACGGTGGTACCGACCCCGGACAACTCGTCCTTGAGGACGGCGCTGTTGACGGCCACGTTCGCGCCGATGAACTTGTGCCGGCGCGAGTCACCGAGCAGCGCACGCAGCACCTTGAGGTCGGGCACGGACTGACTGAACTGCGCGGCCCGTGCAGCGAAGTGATTGAGGTTGATCGCAATCCTCTGTGCGTCACGGCTGTGGTTGACGACGGCTTTACCGTGGCCGGTGGCTTCGAGGTATTCGTAGACCTCCCAGAACTCATTGACCATCGCGTGGTCGGCGCTGATCGCCTTCTGCCGTTCCAGTGCCATGTCCAACAGCGCGAGCCGTGTCTGCTCGACCATGTCGTCAGGGATGGTGATGACCAGGCGCAGGCAGTCGAATAGGGCCAGCATCTGCGCGTGGTTCTTGATGACACGCTCCAGGCGCAGATCCTGCTGCGCGCGCAGCTTGGCCTCGAACACCTTCACCCGCTCGGCGAACAGATCGAGGATGGCGCGCTCCTGGCGGATGGCGCGCACAAGGAAATGGCTGACTTCTTCGACCTGTAGCGCGTTGAGGTTGTCTGCCGCGATGCGGCTTTCGGTGGTGACCTGCGGCCGTTTGAAATGCAACTTCACGATGCGCGTGAGGATCGCCTCGCTGGCGTCCACCGCGGCGTTCTGGGTAATCACGATCGTGCCGCGAAACGGCGGCTCGTAGGTCTCGTTGCCGCCGTTGCGGACGCCACGGGTTGCCAGGGTGCCGCCGCCGAAGAAGTCTTTCAGCTCATCCCACTCGAACGTCTTGGAGTGCGCTTTATCAGGCTCGCTCCGGTCGGCCTCCAGCAGGACGACGGGCATGCCGGACACCTGACCCATGGCGCGCGCACGGCCGGCCTTGGACGACTTGGCCGGGTCGAAGCCCTCGTAGTCCGAGCGGCCCAGCAGCTTCCACAGGAACGTCAGCAGCGTGGTCTTGCCGGCGCCGGCTTCACCGGTGGCTTCGAGGAATGGAAAGCTCTTGTGCCCAGCACGGATCTGCTCGGCGAACAACGAGCCAAACCAGAACGTCATGGCGACCATGCCGTGCGTGCCGAAGCACTGCCACAGCCACGGCAGCCAGTCCACACGAAACGCCTCGGCGTCGCGCTGAATCTCCAACCGGATGGACTTCCGCGTGGTCTTCAAGCGCAGCTTGTCGAACTCGAAGTAGTCCTCTTCGTTGGCCGTCACCAGCTCACCGTCGCGCACGGCCATATCGCCGAGCAGGTAGGCGCGGTGTTCCTTGCTGTAGCCCACGAAGTCGATGGCGTCGACCTTCTTGATGGCCTCGGTCTGCTCCTCGATCAGGCGGTCCAACTGGTGGCCGGTACCGGTGAACATGGCGCCGGCTGCCAGAGAGATCAGGCGCTTCTTGAACTCGGACGCGCTGGAGACATGCCCACCAGTAAAGGTGCCCTTTACGCTGGGCTCATCGTGCGGGAAATCCACACGGAAGTAGTACCAGCTCTCGTCCGTGACCTCCTGCCGCTGGAAATACAGCGCCTCCGGGTAGCAGTTGGCGATCTTCTGCACGGAACATGCAGCGCGCTTGATCTTCCTCAGATCCTCGGCAGCAACCTCGTCGCCGTCGTCGGCATCGATGTCGCCCAGCTTGTCTTTACGCAGTTTGTCGAAGCGCTGCGTGTCGAAGTCGAACCAGTACAGGCGGGAGCGATATTCCAGCCAGAAGTCGTTGCGGCCGTCGTGCTCGAACATCAGCAGGCCTTTGTCCACCGCCGTGCGGGCCACGAGCAGGTCGCCCTGGTATCGGGCTTCCTTGACGTCGTTGTCCCATTGCTTGGCATCATCGGACGCGATAGCGCGCAGATGCAGGTCGTTCCAGTCGGTTTTCTTGCCATCGCGCTGGACGATCTGCGCTGCCCGCGAGTCAAAGCCCAGCGCCGCTGCGCGCTTTACGTGCTTGTGCGTGTACGCACGGGCGCCCGGCTCGTTGTCCAGTGCCCACACGAGCGTCGGAAGGTCGGCCATGCGTGCCTTGGCGAGCTCGCGCAGTGATTCTTCCGGAAATGCGTTAGAGGACATGGCCGATACCGCGCACATGTCGTGCTGCAGGAGCGCAATCGCATCAAAAATGCCCTCAACGATCCACACCTCGCGTGCCGTCTGCATAGCTGTCAGCGCGGCAGGAGCAGCCCACCAAACACCCGCATAGCTCTGGCCTGGCGCAAAGCGCGCCTTCTGCTTGCCAAAGCGATGCGGGCGATCGATCAGGCGCTCCCACCAGCCGCCCTTGACCAGCGCAAAGCGCACCGTTGCGGTGCCGGCGGTGATCTTGCGATCGTAGTGGCTGTCCTGGGTGTAGAGGCCTTTCAGCGGTGCCAGGTCGAACCCACGGGAGAACTGCAGGTAGGCATCGGCCGCAGCGTTGGGAGCCGCAGCCGTTGGCTGGAAGCGCTTGGACCAGTCGTCGAACAGGTCGTCGTACAGATCCTTGACGTGCAGCTCGCGCCCACACTTGGATTGGCGGCCGCACTTCACCACCCAAGGCTTGAGATGGTTGGTGTAAAGCTCTTTCTTGCCGCACGACGGGCACTTGCCGCCGCGCATGTACTCGGTACCACTACGGTGCTTGAGTCCGTAATCCCGTTCCAGCCGGGACAGCACCTGTTGCCGCAGATCCTCTTGCATCGAACTTCCTTAGACGCCGAGCTGGCGCCGAGGCGCGAGCGGAGCTGTGGCGTTGTCAATCACGACGTAAGCGCCGCCCGAACGGCGGTGTGCGTCAACGGCGGCAGCGAGCAGGCGTGCCTCTTCGTGTTTGGCGTGCGGCGCGACGCGCTGCGGCACATTGCTGGCCGCATCAACGAATCGCGGCTCCTGTGCGGTGAACCAGCTGTTGGCATGCCTCACGAGCCGACCTCGGTGTTTGCGTGTTGGAGATGGAACAACGCGGTGGCGGCATCGGTCATCGCCACAAGGCGCTCGTCGAAGGCGTCAGAGGTGGCCAGGCCTTCGCGCATGAGTGCGGCAACCGCAACTGCGCCGAAGCGCTGATCTGTGTCCGGCGCGGCAGTGCGGCCGATGTAACCGTGTTCGGTCTTCACAAGGCCGCCGTGCATGAGTGCAACTTCCAGGCAAAGCTTCGCCGTGGGCGGCAATGCCGCCCAATCAATGGTCTTTCGCATTAGGGGTGCCTCAGAGGTGAGGAAAGAACTGCTCGCCGCCTACGGGCAGCAGATCCAACTGACGGTCGCCGAGCGACTCGCGGTACGCCTGTAGCGCCTGTGCGCGTTGGAGCGCCGGTGTTGGTGGAAGCTCACTGTGTGCGGTCGGCACGCCGCTGGGGCTGGCAATACCGGTCAACTCCGAATGGCCTGTATACGTCGCGCCACACATCGGGTTCTCGCACACGTAGGAGTCATGCCGCAGGAATTTATGTGCGAGGACGCTGGTGCGTTTGATGAGCCTCGCGCTACACGCCTCGCAGCGGAAGACGATCTTTTTCCGACCGAACATGCTCACCCCCTAGAGCGCTTGGAAGTTTGGACTTTTGCGGCATAATTCGGCGGTGCTTTGAGACCGAGTGCAATTGCAGCTGTGTGCGCATCGCCGTACTTGCCTTGCGAGCGGCCTCGGAGCAGATCGTCGACAACAGTGCGATTCACCCCAAGTTGCCGGGCGAATCCAGAGACCGTGATGCCGTTGGACACCAACCATTCCCGCGCCTGTGCTGTGGTTCGAGGATGGAACTGCTGCTGAGCTTGCACTTTGCGGGGCATCGGTGGCGGTCGCCTGTGGTTTTGGAAATTGTTGGTGTTAACGCCAACTTTGTCAATATGAGGAAAAACCTTAGTGACTGTAGGGAAACGCCTGAAGGAAGAACGGAAGCGCCTGCGCCTTACGCAGCAGGAGATGGCCGACGCTTGTGGCATCTCGAAGTGGGCACAGCTTTACTTCGAAAAGGACCAGAACATGCCAGGTGGAGCCTACCTATTGGCCGCGCATGCTAGCGGCGTAGACATCATGTATGTGCTTCTGGAACAGCGGGTGGAATTGGATCCGTCCGAGGCTGCCTTGGTGGCTGCGTTCCGCGCTGCTTCGCATGAGGTGCGCACTGCGATGCTGTCCGATCTTGGATCAGCAGGCGAGGGGGCTGAGAAAGTTGCGCCTGTCGTGACGTTCAACGACAACAGCCACGTGTCTCAAATGCTGAACACGACAGGTGCGATCGATCAGAGATACATGCAGATCAACATGGGCGGCCGTAAAAAAAAGAAGCCTTGATCAACGTCCAGATAGGACAGCTGGTCCTCGCAAAAGAGAGCGTTATCGGCAGCGGCTGGCGGACTTTGAGCAGCTAGAGTTCCAATTCAATCGCGCGCATAAAAAAAGCCACCGGAGCGATTCCGGCGGCTTTTCAAGGTGTCGGCGCTTAGCTCCTTGCGATCGAACCATCGTCTTCCTGACGATGCGAGGTGGCCTGACATCCGGATGAACTTCTCAGCTATTGGACTCAGGGTTCCGGGATGTTGTCAGGGATCTCTCCCTTGCCCCTATCAAACTTGTAGGATTGCAATTGCCACTCACCCAGGCCCGAAGGAATGTCCTGAAGACCCCAGACATATATCCAGGTTTCGTAGCCGCCATTTGGATATGTCTGCGTAACTTCGATGGTCTCACCCGGGATGCCCGACGCAGGAAGCGGAACGGGTGGGCCGCCGGGGCCGTCAGCCGCTGTCGCCATCGACCGCGCATTCACCGGCGCTGAGCGCTTCACCGTGATAGTTCCGCCCTTCAGAAGCGGCTGATACTCCGGCGAGCGCTTGCTGATCCAGTCGCGTATTACACCTACTTCAGGTGCGGTGGGACCGTAGACCTTTTGCGTAGTCAAAACAGTTGTGACTGTCGCTTCCTTGGCATCTGCTGAACTTATTCCAGCGGAAGCAAGCATAGCTGCTGTCAAAGCCAGGCTCAGTGCTCCAATCTTCATACATGCATCTCCTTGTGCAGCCCCCTGTAGGTTTTGAATATCACAGCTCGTTTGCCATCTCAAGTCGGCATCGCTGATCTTGTCGTAAATCTATGAACTGGATTCCAGTTGAAGAGAGCTTGAAAAGCCGGTTGATCCGTCGATGACGTGCGTTACTTTGGCAATCAGCCAGCGTTGCTCATCAATTTCTTTTTTAAAGCCGCTCGCCGTCAGCCTCTGCTCTGGGAATAGATCCGCCCGCCCGATCGCTAGCGTGTAATCGAACTTCGCCACTCCGCGCTTCACCCGTTCCAGCTCCGCATGCGCATGCTGGCGTGCCGTCGCCTCATCTGCATACGACTCGCGCAGGCGCTTTGCATTGTCGTCAGTGCCCACCAGCACCGACTGCCGCCGTGCCTTGCCTTTGTCCACCCAGTACGCGCGCACGCCGGTGTAGGCATCACGGTCGGCGACTGAGTAACGGTGCTGGTCGCCGTCGCGCCGCGTCAGGGTGACGGTCGGCAGCGGCTTGCCGGTTGCAGTGGTGCCGGCGCCAATCGGCGCAAAGACCAACGCACCTGCCTTCACTGTTGCCACGGCATCAAAGCGCTGTCCAAGGCGGGTGAGCAGATTCATGTCGCTCTCGTTGGCCTGGTCGAGATGGGGCAGCTTGGTACGCGCTAGCGCGTCGGCCACGCGCGGCGTCAGTCCATGCTCTCCTGCGAGCGTGTTGAGCACGGTGCCCAGCGTTGTGTTGTGCCAGCTGCGCTCGCGGCGTGTGCGCATGTCCGCAGTCAGATCCGCACTACGCGCTCGCACGGTGATGATGTCCGGTGCACCGCTGTACTCCACCTCGTCCACGATGAAGGTGCCTTTGTCGAGCAGGCCGGTGGCTTTCCAGCCCAGGGCTACGGCCAAGCGCACGCCGCGTTTGGGCAGCGCCATCCTGCCGTCATGGTCGTGGATGCGCAGATCCAGTTGGTCGGCTTCGCCGCCTCGGCATTCGGTGAGGGTGAGATCGAGCAGGCGCGGTGCGATGCGCTCGGTGAGGTCGGTGCCATCGAGCACCACGCGCCACTGCGGAATCGGGTAGCTCATGCGGCGGTCGCCTCGGGCGCCACGTCGTCGGTGCGGCGCAGGCTCAGTTGAAACTCGACGCGGCGCGGCGTGCCATCCGGGAAGAACAGCGAGGCCGTCTCGTTGACCGCCAGCAACACATACGGCCCATACACCCAGCCGGTGCCGTCGACCAGCGGCAGCGGCTCGCCGGCTGCTGCGAGTCTGCGCAGGGTGGTCAGCGATCCGCGCGTGCCGGTCAGGTCCGGCGCGATCAGCCCCGACAGCTCGATGGTTTCATCGCCTGGTCCCAGGAACTGGCTGGTCGCGCGCGCGCCGACGCGCTCGGTAGTGGGGTGGCGCCAACTCATCTGCCGCTGCAGCTGCAGATACGCGGCGCTATCGAGGGCAAACACAAACGTGCCGTAGGACATCATCATCGGGGTGGATCCTCAGTCGTCGCGCAGGCTGGAGCGGCGGGTGGCCACTGCGCGCCGTTCGCGCTCTTCGATCTGGCGTGCGACTTCGCGCGCCAGTGCGGTTGCATCCATGCCGGGTGCGGCATGGACGTGGATGACGTAGCTGTTACCGCCTGCAGGCGCGCTGGCGGCGCTGGGCGCGCGGGCAGGGGCCGACAGCGGTGCCCGGCTGTCGATCGCCGCCACGGGTGCTGTGGCCGTCGCCAAGGCCAGGCCGGCGCCCACCGCACGCATCCGGTTGCCAAGTGCCATGACGGCCTGCACAGGGGCACCCTGGCCGCGCTGCAGGCCCACGGCCAGGCCTTTCATGGTGAAGTCGCCCAACTGGGCGAACACGCGCGAGGGGCTGTGGATGCCCAGCAAGCCCTTGAAGCGGTCGACCACGCCGGTGCCGACGCTGGCGATCGCATTACTGGCGGCGCCGAACTTGGAGCGGATGCCCTGAACAAGGCCGCTGATCATGTCCGCACCAGCTTGCAGCATCCTGGCCGGCCAGTTGGCCATCTGCAGGTTGATGCCGGCCCACAGCTGCAGCAGCCCCTGGCGGATGCGATCGCCGTTGCCGGTGAACACGCCCACGATCAGCGACCACGTGCCCTGGACGGTTTGCCACACGCCGCCGAGGATCTGCTTGATCACCGGCAGCACGGACGGGAACGGCTGGAGCAAGCCGCTGATCATGTCCGCGCCGGTCTGCAGCATCCTGGCCGGCCAGTCCGCCAACTGCAGGTTGATGCCGGCCCACAGCTGCAGCAGTCCCTGGCGGATGCGATCGCCATTGCCGGTGAACACGCCCACGATCAGCGACCAGGCGCCCTGGACCGTTTGCCATACGCCACCGAGGATTTGCTTGATCACCGGCAGGACGAACGCGAACGGCTTGATCAAGCCGCTGATCATGTCGGCGCCGGCCTGCAGCATCCTGGCAGGCCAGTTGGCCAGCTGCAGGTTGATGCCGTTCCACAGCTGCAGCAGCCCTCGGCGGATGCGGTCGCCGTTGCCAGTGAAAACCCCCACGATCAGCGACCACATTCCCTGGACGGTTTGCCACACGCCGCCGAGGATCTGCTTGATCACCGGAAGGACAGAGGCGAACGGCTTGATCAATCCGCTGGTCATGTCGGCGCCGGCCTGCAGCATCCTGGCCGGCCAGTTGGCCAACTGCAGGTTGATGCCCGCCCACAGCTGCAGCAGCCCTTGGCGGATGCGATCGCCGTTGCCGGTGAACACGCCCACGATCATCGACCAGGTGCCCTGGACGGTTTGCCAGACGCCACCGAGGATCTGTTTGATGACCGGCAGCACGAACACAAACGCCCGCACCAGCCAGCCGATCGCCTTGACCGCCAACTGCAGCTGGGTGACCAGCACTGCCCCCAGTATCTGCCCGAAGCCGCGACCGGCCTGCGTTGCACCGTGCAACTGCGCGGTGGTGGCCTCGAAAGGCGTCAGCAGCTGCTTGACCCATGCCCAGGCCTGACCCATCGCTGCGGTCACGGTGTCCCACACCGGCGCCAGTGGTGCGAGCGCGGCCTTCAGCTCGGTGAGGACCGGCGCGGCGACATCGACGATGCCTTTCCAGACGCCAATGGCGAAGGCCTTGATCGGCCCCCAGTACTTCCACACCAGCAGCGCCACGGCAGCGACGGCCGCGCCGATGGCCAGCACCGGCAGGCTGACGCCGCCGAGCAGCGGCAGCAGCAGGCGGGCGCCATTGGCGAGCATCGGCAGCACGCGGCCGCCGAACGCCAGCCCCTGCCGCAGCAGCGCACCGAAGCCGCCACCGCCCGACAGCAGCGCGACGGCGCTGTGGATCTGCGAGAACGCCATCGCGGCCACGCCGCCGGCCACCAGCAGCCCGCCCAGGATCGTGACCAGCGCGGCGCCGGCGATCGCCGTCTTGGCGATCGCACCCACCAGCACCGGATTGGCGCGGATCCACGTCGTGACCTGGCCGACCACCGCAGCCGTGCGCTCGGTCAGTTCCTTGAACTGCGGCAGCAGCGCCTGGCCGATCGACTGGGACACCACCACGGCGGTGTTTTTCAGCAGCTGCAGCGAGTTGGCCGAGGTGGCCACCCGCGATGCGTACTCGGCCGACATCGAGCCGCCGTAGCGCTGTGCGTCGGCAACCTTGGCGAAGTTGCCCTGCAGCAATTCCAGATTGGTCAGCAGCGGTGCAATCGCACCGATCGACTCGCGCCCGAACAGCTGCGTCATGGTCGCGGCCTGCTCGGCCTTGGGCAGTGCGCGCAGCTTCTGCAGAACCGACATGATCGCCCCGCCTGCATCCTTCTGCATGACCTGGGCCATGGTCGTGGCCTTGATACCCAGCTTGTCGAAGGCCTCGCGCTGGCTCTTGGTGGCCGACTCACCCGAGGCCAGGGTGAGCAGCATGTTCTTGATGCCGGTGGCCGAGACTTCCGACTCGATGCCCATGCCGGCGACGGTGGCGCCCAGCGCGGCCAGTGGCCCGCTCTGCAGGCCGGCGACCTCGCCCAGGGCACCAATGCGATTCACCACCGCGCTGATCTTGTTGACGCTGGCCGGGCCGGTGTTGCCGAGATAGTTGATCTTGTCGGCCAACACGACGACCTCATCCTGGCCCATCCGGAAAGCGGTGCGCCAGGTGGCCATGGTCTGGCCGGCTTCCTCGGCGCTGCTGTCGAATGCCACGCCCATCTTGGCCGCGTCCTCGGCGAAGCGGACCAACTCCTGGCGCGGGATAGCGGCCTGACCGGCGGCCGCCACGATCTTGGCAATCTCGGCCGGCAGCATGGGCAGGCGCATCGAGAGGTTCTCGACATCGCGACCCATCTGCAGGAACTGCTGCGGTGTTTTGAAGTCCACGACTTTGCGCACGTCTGCCATGGCCGACTCAAACTCCATCGCATCGCCGATCGGTAGCACCGAGGCGCCAAGTGCGCGCTGGCCAGCGAACGCCATGCCGGCGCCGTAGGCGCTCGCCTGCAGGCCGGCGTTCTGGATGCGGGCGCTGCGGCGCTGGGCAGCGTCAATCGCCATCAGGCGCTGCTGCTGGGCGCGCATGGCGGTGTTGGTGCTCTCGATCTCGCCGCGCAGGCGCCGCTCATGCGTGACCAGCTCGCGGGTGCTGATCCCCGCCGTCTCCAGGCGACCACGCAGCCGCTGCAGGCCGGCCTCCTGCGCGCCATGGGCGGTCTTGAGTTCGCGTGCGGTGCGCACGGCGCGCTCGAATTCGGCATTCATGGCAGCGGTCGGCGTGCCAGTGGCCTTGATCTGTTGGGCAAGCGTGCGCACCGATTGCCGCTGCGCATCGAGCGCGGCCTTGGCACGCTGTGCCAGCGCGACCTGCTCGCGATAGGCGCCGATGTCGCGGTGCTGGCTGTTGAGCTGGCGCAGCGCGTCGCGCTGGTTGCGCAGTGCGGTAGCAACGCCGCGGCTACCGCTCAGCACGCGTCGGAACGGACCGGTGGCACGGTCGACGGCGGCCAGGATGACCTGCAGGCGCAGATTGTCGGAGGCCGCCATTTAGGCGGCCTCGTGGTTCGGGTAGGACATCATTCGGTTCCGCTTCGCAGGCGGGCACGCTCGCGCCACGCCGTGAGTTCGTGCAGCGACCAGCCGTCCATTTCAGACGGCGGCCAGTGGAAGATGGCCGCGATGTCGGCCATCGCATCCTCTACGCAGTCGGGAAATCCGCTTCCCTCTGTGCCTTCGGCAAGAAAAAAACCTGCACCTCCTGGCCGACCGCCAGCAGGTCGGCCGGATCCATCGCGTTGACGTCGGCGGTGGTCAGCGTAGGCGAAGAGATACGCGGCAGCAGCGTTGCCAGCGCGGTGACGTCCAACTGCAGCACGTCGGTGAGCTTGAGGCCGCGCAGTTCGCCTGCGCCGGGCTTGCGCACCTTGAGGTCGGTGATGGTCTGCTCGCCGCGCACGATCGGCTGGTCGAGAGGAATGGCAGGGGAAAAGGTCGGGGTCATCGGAAGGTCTCAGGGCTGAGGCCTGGCGGCGCCAGGCCGGAAGGGTCAGGCGCCGATAGCGCGGCGATGCGGGGCGAGCAGATCCACGCCGTTGACGATCTCGATCATGTTCATCAGATCGATCTCGATCACGGTGGAGCCATTGATCATCAGCTTGTAATAGCTGGCGGAGGTCTTGACGGAGAACTCGGTGTCGTCGCCGGACTTACCGGTACCGGGATCAATCTCTTTGTGACGGCCGCGCACCACAAATTCGACGGCATCCACCGCACCGCCGTCGTCGCGCTGGTAGGCGCCGGCAAAGCGCAGCTGCACGGCGTTGTGCGTGGTGGCGCCGTACTGATTCAGCACGCTGCGCATCATGCCGCCGCACTTCCATTCGAGCTCGATCTTCTCCTGGCCGAAGTCGATGTCGACCGGGCCATTCATACCGCCGCCGCGATACTCCTCCATCTTGCGGGACAGCGTGGGCAGTTTCACTTCGACCACTTGGCCGAGATAGCTCTCACCGTCGTTGAACAGGTTGAGCGCTTTGAGTTTCTTGGGCAAAGCCATGCGTTTCTCCGGGAATCAAAGGCGGGTGCGTTACGCGTTGACGCGTTCGGCGAAGTCGGCCAGGTAGCTGGTGGTGATCTTCTGATAGAGCTGCAGGTTCTCCAGCGGCGGCACCGGCGTGTAGTCGTAGTCGATGCGCAGCGCGCCATCGGCGAGCGTGGTGGCGCTGTTGACGGTGCCGTCGAACCAGGCGGTGGCATCGATCAGGTAGCCGGACGCCTTCAGGTCGCGGAACTTGGCGTTGATCGTCTCGATGATGTCTTTGACCAGCGAGGGATGCATCGGCTTGTCGATGTAGAACGCCACGCCCTCGGCGATGGTGTCGGCCAGGACCTGCGCGGTGCGCGTGGCCGTCTCGAAGGCGAACATGTTGTCCTCCGCGCATGTGCGCGAACCCCAGAAGCGTTGCCCGTTGAAGTTGACCAACGTGGTGATGTCGCCCTCGTTGAGCACACCCGCATCGGTGGCCGGATCCTGCAGATCCCAATGCACATCCTTGGAGATACCGGTGACGCCGGCCACGGGTACGTTGGACAGGCTCTTGTGCCAGCCCTGTTCGGTGTCGATCTTGGCGCGCAGGCCGAGCGCACGTGCGGTGGCATATGCCGCCGTCGTGGTGCTGGTGGCTGTGTCGAACGCCAGGAAGTCCGGCCAGATCAGCATCAACTCGCGATCACCGAACTGTCCACGGTAGGTGATGGCCTCGGCAACGGTATCGGCGACCGGCCGCACATACGCCATGGCGCGCAGCTTCTTGGCGATGGTCGCCAGCGCCTTGGCCACCGGCAGTGTGTCCAGACCCGGCGCGCCCAGGATGCGCGGGCGCACGCCCAGCTGTGCTTGCGCCGCGAGCAGCGCATACAGGCCGGTATAGCCGCTGGACTTGGCCTCGCCGATAACGTTGGACGAGGTCTTGCCCGCGTCTTCTCCTTCGGCCACACGCACGACCACAGTCACGGGATTCGTCTGGTCGGCGATGCCCTGCAGCGAGGCACGCAAGGTGCCCTTGTTGCCGGCACTGGCGATGGCACCGAGCACGTCGGTGAGCATCACAGCCTTGTTGAGCGGAAAGACCTTCTCGTCCGCATCGGACGCCGTAGCGACCAGGCCGACAATGGCGGTAGAGACGGTGCGGATGACGCGCGCACCTGCGCTGACTTCGATGACGCGGACGCCGTGGTGGTAGACAGTAGACATAGGTTCCTCGATCAGGACGAGCGGAAGCGGAGCGGGATGGTCATGCGCAAGCGCGCATTGGCGGGAGCAACGTCGGTGCGTTCGCCTTCGATGTTCAGCACGAAGCTGCCAGGCGTATCGCCGATGACCAGGGCGACGCGGGTCAGGCGCAGGCGCGGCTCCCAGCGCATCAGCGCGGTGGCGGTGGCGCCGTAGAGCAGCGTGCGGGTGGCGCCGTTGAACGGCTGGTCGATCAGCTCCGGCAGCAGCGAGCCGAAGTCGCGGCGCTGCTCGCGCGTGCCGATGGGCGTGGTGAGGATGCAGGCGATCGATTGGGCCAGGTGCTGCTCGGCTTCGATCACACGACCGGTGGTGGCATCAACGCCGATCACTGCGGACCACCGCTGAGTGCGCTGCCGGCGGTCACGCCAGTGGTTTTGTGGTTCTTGAGGCTGATCCCGCCGCCGATGACATCGGTGGTCGCCTTCGCGGTGCCGGTGATGGTCGCATCACCGTTGAGCATCGTCTTGCCGTTGACGGTCAGCGGGCCATTGAGCGTGATGCCGCCATCGGCGGTAATGGACGCGGTACCGCCGCTGGGCAGCGTGGCCTGCAGCGCATGCGCCTCGGTGTCGTAGTGGATCTGCGCGCCATCGGCAAAGCGCAGCACGTGGAGCGTGTCGGACGCGGCGGGCGCGGCGAATTGGTCGGAGTACAGGCCACGCAGCACCAGTCCATCGGCCATGTCGCCGGCCGGCGACAGCACCACGACTTGTTCGCCGATCGCCGGCGCCGACCAGATGATGGTGGTGCCGGCCAGGGTGACCACCCAGGGCAGATAGTCGGTCAGCATCTCGCCGACCTGCACGCGGCATCGCGCGTTGGCAAGATTCACCTCGGCAACGGTGCCGAGGCGAATGGCGTTACTCAGTGCGGAGGATGCGTTGCCCATGCATTCATGGTCGACGCGCGCGCGCAGGATGACACCGCAGTTGTGCTGTAGTTGCGCGATCTACGCAGCGCAGCGGTGCTACAAATTCGCAGGCGGCTCAGGTGCAGTGACTTCGCGCTGGGTGAACTGCGCGTCGAAGTAGTACAGCCCATCGCCGCGATTAAAGTACATGCCAGGCTCGCACACGGTTTTGTCTTGGAGTGCGCGGAACTCAAATCCTTCGATGGTGAAGGCGCTATCGGAGACGATGACGTTGACCACCACGTCAGCCCCCGTTTGAATCATTGCGTAACGTCCAATCGTCATCTCAGAACCACTCAATAAAAACGAAGCCGGGGCACCCGGTCGAACCATCCTTGCCAAACGTCGCGGCCGTTGAGCCGTTGGATACGCCACCCCCACCGCCGCCGCCTGCACCAAAGCCATAGCCTCTACGACTGGCCGATGTCGTTTCGCCAGCACTACGCCCGCCAGGCCCGCCGCCGCCGAATGCGCACGATCCGCCGGTGCCTGCAGGCCCGTAGGGTGCGTTGACTGAGATAGATGCCGAATCTCCACCAGCTGGGTAGCCATCTCCACCGGTTGCACCGCCGACCTGCGTTCCACCAACGAGACCGCCGCCGCCACCCTGACCGGCAGCGAGGGAAATGAGATTGCCGATCAAAGTTGCCCCGCCGGCACTACCAGCTACGCCGCCTGTACCGTCCGTCCTAGAGCCTGCGCCAGCGGATCCACCGGCACCGATGACGATCGGATGACTGGCTCCAGGCGTGACCGCGAAGCGCACGCGCTGAATCGATTGCCCAGCGCCGCCACCGCCACCACCGGTCGCGGTGTAGGTGCCTGACGCGACGACTTTCTCGGCACGCGTTGCACCGCCGCCACCACCGCCACCGCCGGCACAAGCACTGACGTAAACCGCCGTTACCCCCGCCGGAACAACGAAGGTGCCGGATACCTCAAAGCGCGCACAACCACTGCGGCTGTCGATCGCTGCTTTTAAAGCGTCCGGTGTGACGGCGCGTTGCGGGTCGACGCCTGCAATGGCTTCGGCAGGTGTGGCGAGTTCGACAATGCCTTCCTTCTCGGTGGTCGCGGCCGGGTTGGTGAAGTTGGCATTGCCGAACATCACCGAAGACACGGTGACACCAGAAAACAGGATGTCGGCCGACATCAGCAGGTCAGAGGCTGCTGCCTTCTCCATGATCAGCTCGGTCTGGGAATAGCTGCCCAGCAGCGTGCCGTTCTCCAGATACAGCCCAAAGCCGCGTACCTCGTAGGTGGCCCGGCTCGTGTCGCTGACAGTGACATGGATGGTGGTGGACGACGTGGTGCCGCCCGAGATGCTGGAGAGCGCCAGGTGTTGACCTGGGACTGTCTTCAGGTCTTCCGTGGCAGCGAATGCCACCGCAGTGAAACCGATGCTGGTCACCTTGACGGCATTGGTGCCGTTCTTCTCGGCGTTGATCAACGCCGCGCGACCAGCGGTGGTGAGGACCAGTTGTAATGCCATGGCTTATCCCTGCGCCGTCATCGACAGACGGCGGTAGTTGATGATGCGAATACCAGTCACCAGCGAAACGTTGCCGGTGGCTTGCAGCCCCTGCACGAAGCCGAAGTGCGAGCGAACGGGTTTGGTGCGCTCAACCTCGGCGATGACCTCATCGACAAACCGGGCGCTCGCAGCCCGCCCATCGGATCCATTGAGCGTGAGCGTCAGCTCGAAGGTGTGCGGCTGGCCGTGTGGTTGCTGCTGCCACCACTCGCGGATGGTCACCGCACCCCCGAACGAGGCCACCACCATGCGGACGCTGTTGGCGGTGCCTTTGCGGCGCTGGATTGCCATGGCGCTTCGAAGGCGCGAGCGCTTGACCGCATCGCTCCAGTCGGCCTTCCAGTCGTCCACCGACAGCGTCCACGCCAGCCACGGCAGATGACCGGCCGGGCAGGTGTCCGGGTTCCACAGATCCGGGTACGGCAGCGGGATGGCTTCCAGGCGCTCGGTGACGGCGGCCAGGGCGCGTTCCATCGGCGTGGCATTGGGCGGCAGCGGGGAGTTACTCATCGATGCCGGCATGCACGATGTCGATCGCGGTGCAGTAGGCGGCCTGCGTGCGGCTGATCCGGATGTCCGCTGCAGGCAAGTCTAGTTCTATGCGCTGCACACCATCGGCAAACAGCTTGGCCTTGATCGCTGACTCCGGGACATCACGGCCAATGCGGTGTGCCTCATCCAGATACGCCCGCAGGCTACGCAGCGCCTCACGCATGACCACTGCCGAGTCAGGGCCGGCATAGGTGTAGACGCGCCCACGAATGGCATACGGGACGATCTGGGCGCTCTGGACCGTGACACTGTCGGTCAGGGGACGCACGTCATCGTTGGTGAGAATCGAAGCGACCTGGTCCAACAACGCCTGTGGAGCCGTGCCATCGCCGGTGCGCGACTGGATGGTGACCAGCACTTGCCCGGGTGCGGGGCTGGTGGCACTGGCGTCCATGACATCGGCGGCCGCGCTGAGCGCGTGGTAGATGTACGCGCCCTCGGGGCCGGCAACACTGAAGCCCTCCGGCGCCAGCTGGATGCGGCGGCGGAAGTCCAAGTCCGCCTCATGGGTCGGTGCAATGCCGTTCTCCGGCTGCCCCGGATCGAGTACTAGGCGCGCCACGCCGAACAGCGCGCCGAGGTGATCGAGGTTGGTGCCGGTCGCAAAGGCCAGCATTGTCTGCTGGGCTTTGTCGTTGGCACGTTGGCGAATTAGCAACTCGCGAGCTGCGAACAGCTGCAGGAGCTTGTAGACCGGATCCGATTCAGTGAGTGCAGAGAATTCCGGCATTAGCCGGCGAAACTGAGCTAGCGCCTCGGCGAAAATCGCTTCGAAGTTCAAGCTCTCGATCAAGTCGGGAGCTCGAAGTTTTGAAAGATCGACAGCGGTAAATGAAGCCATGTTCGCTAGACAAGAAAGCCTACGCCAAGGCTCCCTTATCCTTGCATCTAAGCCCATCTGTCCCTGACGTATCCATGGCCGCTACATGCTCAATCTTGCGTACCAGTGCATGGATAACACAAAGAGACTCAGTCTTGAGCTGATGCCTGCGTCGAAATATTCGTGCCGCTGCTATGTGCGCTGGCATGTTTGAGCACTTTGTCTATGTTGTCGAGTTGATCCATGCTCTTGAACCAGCTCGCTCCCCACTTTGATTTGAGGCCACGCGCGGCAAGAGATGAACGAATACGTCGAGCAACCGACAGCATGCCGGCCTCACTGATACCTGGTAGATAGATAGCGAACTCACCTTGCGAGAGATGTGCGAGGCCATCCTGCGGCCGCGTCGCTGCTTTCAACAGGCCAGCAGCAATCTCTATTTCTTTCCGTTTTCCAGAATCCTTGCCCGCACTACTGACATCTAGATCGAAAAGTAAGACCCCTCCCTGCTCGCCACGCAGCACTTCTGTCGCGTTCTGTAGGAGGCTCTGAAAGGCGGTGAGGTCATAGAGTCCTGTCAGGAAATCAACCGTTTGCACATCCTGCGCGTCTGGCACTTCTGGTTGAGTTTCGGAAAGATGCCGTGCCCAACTGCTTGCAAGGACACGCCCAAACGTCTCGGCTACGGGAAGCAAGTGGAACAACTCACCGCCGACCACTTGAGTGTCAATGCCGCACAACATGCCTTCCATCTTGCCGGGGATCTTGATCGGCACGCCGAGGTAGCTAGAAATGCCAAGCTCAATGGCAATCGGCGCACCTGCCAAATGTTCTATCTTGCGCAAGTCCGGCGCGCATTGGGGACCACCCCTGGAGATGACCCGTCGGCACACCGATTCGGACCAGCTCAAGAATTGATCGACCTTGAGTCCAAAGCTGGAATCGGTGCATGCCCGGATGATCCAGTAGTCATTCTTGACCTCTGCAAAGATCCAGGTCCTTAGTGGCGTGAGTTGGGCCAGACAGCCCAGAACCTCGTCGACTGTTTCACTAGTTGACGAGAATGGAAGTTGGTTTTTAAGTGCGCCTGGCATATGGAGCCCCTCTGTTTCCCCACTATCGGCAATCTCACGGCACTCTGTAGATCCCACACCATCATCGCTTTGCGGGAGGACTTGGAGCGGGACCGGCCTGCAAGCGTGACTGTTGAGTCAAATACGACGCCGTGTGAAGGTAGCCAACACGACGGCCAACCCTATTCAGGATCGGACTCATGTTTGGTCAGGCATTCCTTGATTAGATCGAGCAAGGTTCTGACCGTGTAGGGTTTCGCCAAGAAGCAGGTGGCCTCAGGCAGTTGTGAGTCGTCGAACGAGTAGCCCGACGTGAGTATTGCGGGAGTCCTCACGCCCATCCGGCGCAACTCGCGAATGAAGGTTTGGCCATCAATCTGACCAGGCATCTTGAGGTCTGAAAGGATCAGATCAAATAGTTGACCGGTTCGTAGGATCTCAAACGCCTGCACCGGGCCGTCAACGCTGCGGAACTCATAGCCACCTGTAGCGAGTGTCATCTCACAAACAATGCGAAGATTTATATCGTCCTCGACGATTAGGACCTTGGGTGGCGTTATGGCGGACACGTCAAAAATTCTCATTGGAGGGAGCCAGCTGTGCTTGGTGGCTCTTCCATGAAGACATCTGCCATTCGCAACCGAATGTTAATGCTGCGTATGCGAAGGTTAAATTTTGGTGAATTCTGGACCGTCGAGGTGCTTCGCGATCAGCTGCTGCACTCTTAGCCGATCTTCGGCATTCCATCCGAGGAGTGGTCTCGCTGCGAACCGCACCTTCGGACCGTGGCGACGGACTTGATCCACACGCCCTTCCTGATGCACACGGGCGATACGCGATACGCGCCCCACGAATCCCACGCTTACAGCATCAGGACTGGCGCTGACCTTTAAGTGCTTCGCCTGCCGAAGCTTGGCGAACATCTTGACGCGCTTGACGCGCCCTGACTTCTGCCGCAGCTGGTGCTTGCGCGGTACGTAGGGTGAGCCATCGGGCGCTTGCTGCTTGCCGATGCGCTGGCTCTGCGAGCGCCTCAACTCCATACCTATCTTGCGTGCTAGCGTGCGGCGTTCGCCTGGCTGCAGGCGTGCCAGCAGCGGTGCGGCCCAGGTCTCGAGCGCTGTCAGCTCATCCATGTGGGATCGATCACCGGCTCTGGTGCATGGGTGATTTCGTAGCCGCCGCCGTCCTTCGCGGTCACCACGACGCGTTCGGTCAGCGGCAACTTGATCGACAGATCCACGGCATCGTTGGCAAGGATGTCGGCCTCGAAGGCGATGTCGCCACGGCGCGCCGGACTGGACAGCAGCTCGGACTGATTGACCTGCACCCATTCCAGCAGCGGCAGCATCACGCTGTCCGGGTGGCCGGCGTAGTCGGTCAAGATCAGGTTGAGCGTGTACTGGTACTCGAATGACAGCCCCGGCTGGAACGTGCTGACCAGGATGCCGGCGTCGATGAACACCAGCAGCCTGTCAGCATCGCGTGCGAGATCCGGCAAGGTCGCGACCAGATGCGCGCGCAGGCTGGCGGGCTTGATCATGGCGCCGGCTCCGGTGCGTGCAGGTCGATCCAGTCCTGCAGCGCGTTCAGCTGCGCGGCGGTGGCGTGGCAACTGGTGTAGTTGTCGGCGATGGTGCCGGCGACGGCAGAGAGCGTAATGCCGGCGGCCGGCGCATCAGGATCTCCGGTGGGCGGCCCCGCAGGATGGCCCGTGGCGGCGGCGTCGTGCAGCCGCACAAAGCCAGCAGGGATAGCGCAAGCAGCGTCTGCTTTCTGGGTGACATAGATCGGTACCTCGCGGGTGGTGGTAGCGCCGACTTCGCGCACGATTTGCACGCGATCAATGAACTTCGTCACAATTCGGACTGAATTTTTTTCGCTGTCGCGCTCGGCAATGGCTGCATGTTTTTCAGCTAGAGCTTGGTCGCGTGCCGTCTCTGCGGCGCTGACGCGCCGCTCCTGCCACACGCAGCCACCGACAAGCACTGCAATCAGCGCCAGCAGGATGATCAGGCGCGTGACCATCAGCTCACGCCCAGGATCTGCAGGGCGCGCTTTGTACGCGTGACGCGATCGCTGTGGCCTTCGGGCAAGCGCTTGGCACGCACGTTGCCCAGGTTGATCTTGCGGCCCAGGCCGAGCACGTCGCCCGTGTCGGCCAGCGCGTTGAGACCGTTATCGTGCCAGTACGCCGCCGCGCCCAGTGCGCTTGGCTCGATCTTCAGCAACAGGTCGGGCTGGTCTTCGACGGGCAGGCCGATCAGCTCGCCGATACGGCGGTAGTTGCCACGGAAGGTGTGCTGCATCGGGCCACGGCCCCGGAAGAGGTGACCGTCGCCGCTGGCTTCGTTGCCGTTGCCCAGGCGGTCGGCGTAGACGAAATTGGCAAGGCCCACCGGATTGCGCAGGAACTTGGGCGCTTGCGCTGGCGTGATGCGTGCGCCGAACACTTCCAGCAGCCGTGCGCTGGTGGTGTAGGTCAGCCCTTCTTCCATGCGCGACAGGCTCAGGCTTTCGTGGCCGACCTGGCCGAGCCAATGCGCGGCGCGGCGCTTGGTGGTGATGCCGAAGCGGTTGGCGGCGGCGAGCAGTGGGCCGTGCCAGCGCTGTGCGCGTTGCGCCGAGCACTGCATGATCGAGGCGAGCTGGGTATCGGTGAACATCAATCGACCTTCAGGATGCGCGCCACATTGCCCTGGGCGCGGTAGGTGAGCACCGCCAGCACGATCAACGTGCCCAGGTGCCAGAGACTGACCTGCGAGCCGGCGCCGGCCAGCAGGATGTGCAGCGCCTGGCCGCCGGTGCTGGCGATCAGCAACCACGCGCACCAGCCCGCGCCGCGTCGATGGCGCGCATCGACAGGCCGGTGGTAGGTAAGCAGGCGGACGCAGATGGCGAGCGAGGCCATCAACGTCAGGACGGTGACCAGGCTATGCACTGGGCGGACCTCCACGACGTAGGAAAGAAAAGTCGAACGACTTGCTCTTTTCGATCAGGCCCAGCGTGACGGTGATCGCGCACGCCGCGCTGGCGAAGGCGGCCACGCCACTGGACTTGATCGGCAACCAGCGCAGGATTTCCGGCGCCAGCTGGTAGCCGGCGATCACGCTCACCGGGAAATAGATCAGCCGCGCCAGCAGTGGTTGCTTGGCGGCGGACACCACGAACAGCGCGCCGCCGGCGAAGGCGCCGATCAGCGCGTCGCCGTCGATGCCAGGCAGCACGGAGGCAAGGCCCACGCCGGTGGCGATCAAGAAGCCGCTCGATACGGAGGTGGGTTCGGTCATCAGATCAGTCCCATAGCTGCACAAGCGGCGTGATCGCCGCTGTGGTGGTGGTCACCTCGGGCAACTCCACTGGCGTGCCATGCGGCAGCACGGCGCCCAGTTCGGCCAGGCCGGGATTGAGGAGGTAGGTGCGCTCGACCAAGCCGGCCGTGCTGCCCAGGTGGCGCCAGCACAGCAGGTCGACGGTGTCGCCTTGCATGGCGTGCACGCGCATCAGATGAGCTCCACTGTGCTGCGTGGCAGGTTCTGCAGGTCGCGCACGGCCCAGCGCTGGTCGCGGCGTAGCTCGGTGATGCTCGGTGACAGGTCATCGGCGCGCTGGTTGGCACTGTCGGTCGCGTCGAAGCTGCGATAACGCTCTGCCACTTCGACCGCCGTGGCACACGCGACGGCGCGCAGGTACAGCTGCACGCGGCGCGAGACGCCATCGACGGTGGTGCTGGGTACATCAGTCAGCGCCGCGTAGCCGGCGGCCTGCTGCGTCTGCGCCCAGGTCTGCAACTCATCGTTGACCGCCAGCATGGCGGCGACGATGGCGTGGCGCAGGCGTGCATCGGTGACGGTGCCATCCAGGCGCATGCTCGCCCGCACGCTGGCCGGGGCGATCTCCGGCCAGAACGGCGCATTGGCGATCGCATCAGGCGTGGCGCTCGTGGTGCCGGTGGCAGTGAATCCGCTCATGGATGGCTCGGAAGAGATCGCCGGTGGTCGGGGCGTCACCGCAGCGGTGGAGTGCTGTGGATCGGCCCCGAGCCGGCGAGGGTTGCGGGGACGCTCGGTTATGCGCTGGTGCCCGCAGGCTCAGCGCTGAACTTCTTCAAGAGGCGCTCGGCGCGCTCCAGATCCTTCTTGCCGCCGCAGCTGCCGTGCAGTGCGATAGCGCGCTGCAGGTCGGCCACAGCCGCAGCGGTGATCGGCTGCGCCTGGTCGACGGGCGTCTCATCGGTGATGCCGGCCAGATACGCACGGGCCAGTGCCAAGTGCAGCTTGGCGCGCACCTCGTCGGGCATGTCCTGCTCGGCGGTCAGGGCGGCGGTGTCGGCCAGCACGGCCGCATCGAACGGCTGGCCAGTCTTCTGTGCCGACAATGCTGCTTCGGCGATCTCTTCGGCCAGCACGCAGCCCACCGTGCGGGTGAAGCGGTCGGGCATCTGCAGCTGGTGCTTGAGCACATAGGCGCCCAGCTCCAGCGCGCCGGCATAGTCGCCGGCATCAATGCGCCACACCATGCACGTGGTGACGATTTCATCCTGCGCACCCTGGCCACCGGCCAGCACGCCGGCCAGATACGGCACGTAGGCTGGCAGCCGCTGCACCTTGAGCGCTGCCTTACCCTGGTCGGACTGAATCTGCTTCAGCCGCAGGCGATCGCTCTGCAGCTGCGCCATGTGCTGCTCGTAGGCGGTGGCGCCGGCCATCAGCTGGTGCGGTGCACGCTGGGCGGCCTCCAACTCGGCGAGCACGCGGCTGTGGTGGCGCTTGGCGGGACTGTCGGCCATGGCTTAGGCCTCGATCTCGATGTGCTCGACCACGCAGCCCAGGCCGTAGTCTTCGACCACGTAGGCATCGTTGGAGGACTCGTAGTTCTCGATGCGATCGCGTTCCGGCGCTTCCTTGATGTAACGGCGACGGCCGCCGGTTTGGTAGTAGATCGACAGGTTTGCCAGCGAGGTGACCATCAACGCGCCGTCGGGCAGGTACGGCACCTCGGCCACCTGCAGGCCGCCCACGCGGCGCTGGCTCAAGATCAAGTCGGTCGCGATTTTCTCGCTGGCCGGCTGATCCTTGTTGACCATCGGGAAATACTTGTCGTGCATCAGGTCGCGGCCCAGCACCACCACCAGGCTCGGATCCTTGCGGTGCCACGGGTCCAGCAGATTGCTCACGACGTCGTACACCAGTGCGTCGAGGTTGCCGTAGTCGGCGCCGGCAGTGGCGCCGCCGATGACCACCTTGCCGGCAGCCTTGCCGCTCGCCAGTACGCGCTGGGCGGCGTTGGTGCGGTACTGCTGCAGCCAACCGATGTTGACGTCTTCCAGCAGCGGGAACTTGGCGCGGTCGGTGTCGGGGGCGGCGTGCGTGCCGTTGAAGCCGATCTGCAGACGGTCCAGGGCCTGACGCTTGACGATGGCGTCGCGCAGTCGCGCTTGGAAGTCGGGGAACTTGGCCCAGGTATCGAGCAGCGCATACGGGATGGCGGTGTCGAAGTCGGTCTTCTTGGCGACGTATTCGTTCTTGTCGAGCGCGGCCATGTTGCGCGGAGTGCGGGTCTTGCCGGCACCGGTATCGGTGCGGCTGGCGATGCTGCCAGTAACGCCGATGCCCACCTTCTGGCCGGACAATTCGTCCACCGGGATGATGTTGACCTTGGACAGGAATTCGCTCGATTCCTGCATGCGCGTTTCCAGCTTCTGCTGCACGGTCGGATCGACAGCGAAGGAATGGAAGACAGAGGTGATGCCGTTGAGCTTGGCGATCTGCTCGGCGAACTGGTTGAACTGCAGGCGGGTGGCGTTTTGCATGGTGGCTCCGAAGGGTGTGGCGCTGCGGCGTGTGTGTGGTGTGGGATCAGCAGTCGGTCAGCACGGCCGCGCCGCTGCCGGTGACCACCGGCCGTGCGGGCTGTGCCGGGTCCGGCTGCTGCGACAGCGACTCGCGCAGCTGCGCCAAGTCGTTTGCCAGCTGCTCGTGCTTGGCCTTCTGCTCGGCGTGTTCGGCCTGCAGGCGGTTGAAGCGTTCGTCCTGGCCGCGCACGTGCTCGGCGATCTCTTCGACGCCCTGGCCGAGGTCGGCGAACTGTTCGGCGGTGATACTGGTGGCGTCCTCGCTCTTGAGCGCGGTGCGGATCCGGCTGAGCAGATTGGCGACCGGCCCTTCGCTGACTTCGCTGAATTCCAGCGCGGTTTCCTCGGCGACAGTGAACAGATTGCCCGGTGACTGCTTGCGATCGGCCAGTGGGTTGGCGTCCGGGTTCTGGCTGGCGAAGCTGAGCATGGAGGTGCCCAGGCTGGCCGGCGAATCGGTCACGGCCAAGCCGACCAGATACGCCTTGCCGGTATTGGCGAACTTCTCCTGCACCTCGATGCTGGTGTAAAGCTTCTGCTTGGACTTGTTGATGGTGATCAGGTCGGCGGTGGGCTCGATCTGAGCGAACAGCGCCAGGCGCTTGGTGCCGTCGATCTCCACCTCTTCGGCCTTGACGGCGGTGACATCGCCATACGCACGGAACGGCGAGTCCGGCAGCAGGCTGCGCATGTGCTCGATCCAGATGCGGGCGTTGTAGGTCTCGCGGTTGTAGGTGGCGGCCATGTCGTCGATCCAGCTGCGCTGAATCATGCGGCCATCGGTGGTGGCGCCTTCGACGGCCACGCGGAACCAGTTGGAACGAAACTTCTTGGTCTTACCCGACATGGGTGTCCTCTGCGCTGGGTGCGTTTGCGATGACCCATGGTCAAACGCGACGCATAGCGCAGCAACGCAATCACCGTGTAAATCAGGCGATTACGCGTCGTTCAACTGTCCGGATTAAGAGGTGGGCCGCACCCTGGTCGGCATGCAAAGCGTTGCCACCCAGCTCCCGATGGACACCCGCAGACAGGCCAAGTTCCTGTACTGGATGGGATGGCGCGTGACCGAAATTGCGCAGGCCATCGGCGAGAACGAGAAGACTGTACACAGCTGGAAGTCGCGTGACGAGTGGGATCGCGCAGACAACGTTGAGCGCATCGGTGGTGCACTGGAAGCGCGCCTGGTCGTGCTGATCATGAAGCCGGAAAAGTCCGGCGGCGACTTCAAGGAAATTGATCTGCTGCATCGGCAGCTGGAGCGCCAGGCGCGCATCCAGCGCTACCAGGGCGGCGGCAACGAAGCCGACCTGAATCCAGCTGTCGCCAATCGCAATGCTGCACCCAAGAAGAAGCCCAAGCGCAACGACTTCACCGAGGAGCAGATCGAGCAGCTGACCACGGCGTTCGTCGACGGCTGCTTCGACTATCAGCGCGACTGGTATCGGGCCGGTAACGAGCGCACCCGCATCGTCCTCAAGTCGCGCCAGATCGGTGCCACGTTCTACTTCGCCCGCGAGGCGCTGATCGATGCGCTCACCACCGGGCGCAATCAGATCTTCCTCAGTGCTTCCAAAGCGCAGGCGCACCTGTTCCGCGGCTACATGCAGCAGTTCGTGCGCGAGACGATCGACGAGACGCTCTCCGGCGGCGACAGCATCGTGTTCCCGAACGGCGCCGAGCTGTTCTTCCTGGGCACCAATGCGCGCACCGCCCAGGGTTACCACGGCAATTTCTACTTCGACGAATTCTTCTGGACCTACGGATTCAACGAGTTGAACAAGGTCGCCAGCGGTATGGCGATGCACATGAAGTGGCGCAAGACCTACTTCAGCACGCCATCGAGCATGGCCCACGAGGCCTACACGTTCTGGACCGGCGAGCGCCGCAACAAGGGCAAGCCGGCTGCGCAGCGGATCCAGATCGATGTCTCGCATGACGCGCTGGCCGGCGGGCGCCGCTGCCAGGACCGCGCGTGGCGGCAGATCGTCAACATCCTCGATGCCCAGCGCCGTGGTTGCGACCTGTTCGATATCGACGAGCTCCGCGAGGAATACAGCCCGGACGCCTTCGCCAACCTGTTGATGTGCGAGTTCGTCGACGATGGCGCCAGCATCTTCCCGCTGGCGATGCTGCAGCCGTGCATGGTCGATAGCTGGGTCGAGTGGGGTGAGGACTACAAACCGTTCGCCGCGCGCCCCTACGGCGATCGCGCGGTGTGGATCGGCTACGACCCGGCCGAGACCGGTGACACCGCCGGCCTGGTCGTGGTGGCGCCACCGCAGCTGCCCGGCGGCAAGTTCCGCTTGCTGGAGCGGATCCAGTTCCGGGGCATGGACTTTGCCAAGCAAGCGGCCGAGATCGAGCGCATCACGCGCCGCTATTGGGTGACCTACATCGGCATCGACACCACCGGCATGGGTAGCGGTGTGGCGCAGCTGGTGAAGCAGTTCTTCCCGAATCTGGTCACCTTCAGCTACTCGCCGGAGGTCAAGACGCGTCTGGTGCTCAAGGCGTTCGACGTGATCCACAACGGGCGGCTGGAGTTCGACGCCGGCTGGACCGATGTGGCGCAGTCGTTGATGGCCATCCGCAAGACCATGACGGCCAGCGGCCGCCAGTCCACCTTCACCGCTGGCCGCTCGGAAGAGACCGGCCACGCGGACCTGGCGTGGGCACTGTTCCACGCGCTGCAGAACGAACCGCTGGAAGGGCGCACCGCGCGCAACTCCGGCTTCATGGAGATCTCTTGATGTTGACCGACCAGCTGCCCGCGACCGCGCCAGCAGCGCCAGCCGTGCCCGCACGGACCGAGGCGTTCACCTTTGGTGACCCAACGCCGGTGCTCGATGGGCGCGGGGTGCTGGACTATCTGGAGTGCTGGCAGAACGGGCGCTGGTATGAGCCGCCGGTGGCCATGGATGGCCTGTCCAAGACCACCCGCAGCAATCCGTTCCTGCAGTCCGGGCTGATCTTCAAGCGCAACATGCTGGCGCGTACCTTCAAGCCGCACCGGCTGCTGACGCGCGAGGCCTTCGAGCAGCTGTCGCTGGACTGGATCACGCTGGGCAATGGCTACCTTGAGCGGCGCCGCAACCGCATGGGCGGTGCGCTGTCGCTGGCTGCGCCGTTGTCCAAGTACATGCGGCGCGGCGTCACAGAGGGCGAGTACTTCCAAGTGCGCACCTGGCACGACGAGCACGTGTTCGAGCCGGGCAGCGTGTTCCAGCTGCGCGAAGCCGATGTCGATCAGGAACTCTACGGCCTGCCCGAGTGGATGCCGGCGATGCAGTCGGCGCTGCTCAACGAGTCGGCCACGCTGTTCCGGCGCAAGTACTACAACAACGGCTCGCACGCGGGTTTCATCCTGTACCTGACCGACCCGCAGCAGAGCCAGGAAGACGTCGACGCGCTGCGCAACGCCATGAAGGGCGCCAAGGGGCCGGGCAACTTCCGCAACCTGTTTCTGTACTCGCCAGGCGGCAACAAGGACGGCTTGAAGCTGATCCCGGTCAGCGAAGTGGCGGCCAAGGATGAGTTCAGCGGCATCAAGGGCATTACCCGCGACGACATGCTGGCCGCGCTGCGGATCCCGCCGCAACTCATGGGCATCGTGCCGCAAAACGCTGGCGGCTTTGGCTCGATCCGAGAGGCCGCTGCCGTCTGGGCCGCCAACGAGCTGGAACCGCTGCAGGCGCGCATGCTGAAGATCAACGACTGGGTGGGCGATGAGGTGATCTCGTTCACCCCGTACGCGCCGCCAGCGACTGCGTAATCCTTTCCCACCGCAAGACCACGCAATGCTCAAGAACCTCCGTTGTGGCGAATGCGCCCGCCTGCTGTGCAAGGCCGGCGCCTTCGACGAAATCCAGATCAAGTGCCCACGCTGCGGCACGCTCAATCACCTGAAGGCCGAGAGCCTCACCCCCGATCGCCGCGAGCGAATCCAAGAAGGCTCTCACCATGAAAAACCAGCTCCTGCAGGGCGACGCCCTGACCATTCTGCCCACGCTCGAAGCCAATTCGTTCGACGCGCTGATCACTGATCCGCCCTATGCGAGCGGCGGCCTGACTGCCGCTGCCCGTGCGCGGTCGCCCTCGACAAAGTATTGCCGGGATGGCGGACATGCCGACTTCGTTGGTGACGAACGCGACCAACGCTCGCACCTGCAATGGATGCACCTTTGGTTGTCCGAATGCGCGCGCGTGCTCAAGGATGGCGCGCCGGTGCTGCTGTTCACCGACTGGCGGCAGCTGCCATTGACCACTGACGCGCTGCAGATCGCCGGCTTCACCTGGCGCGGCATCACCGTCTGGGACAAGACCGAAGGCGTGCGGCCGCAGCTGGGCCGGTTCCGGAACCAGGCCGAATACATCGTGTGGGGCAGCAAAGGCAACATGCCGCTGGATCGCCGCGCGCCGGTGTTGCCTGGTGTCATCCGTGAGCCAGTGCGAAAAGCCGACAAGCACCACCTGACCGGCAAGCCGACAGAGTTGATGCGGCAGCTGGTGCGAATCTGCGAGAGCGGCGGCCGGGTCCTCGATCCGTTCGCCGGCAGCGGCACGACGCTGGTCGCTGCGCAGTTGGAGGGCCTGGAGTCGGTAGGGATCGAGATGACCAGCCACTACGCGGCCCTGACCCGCGATCGCCTGGCGCACGCCTGACCCTACATCCCAAGGCACCCACTACGAGCCGCCCATCAGGGCGGCTTTTTCATGCGTCGCTTCCAGGGAAGATGTTCGGTTGTGCGTAGAAGCGCCGTTCCATTTCTTCCAACTTTGCAACGCTTTCACGTAGTTGCGGGCTCAGATCATGCGCGCCAGGTGCCGGGGCTGGTCGGCCGACGTGATTCCGGAGCGCAGCTGCCAGCGTTGACGCCTGTATGCCAAGTTTCCCGTACTGCAGTCTTAGCTGTAAGAACCCAGAATCGGGATCTTGTCCAGCTTCGAAAGCGATTAGCTCCTTGGCTTGCCTGTATGCGGTTGGCAACGCGAAAACCCGATCAAGGAGGTCGAACGGCAACGATTTCCAATTGACGTCGAGGGCGCGCATGTCAAGAGCCGGTGCACTGACCGTACTCTCCTGAAACCCTCTTGAGTCAGGGTATCCCACATCAGCCGCCACATCGGCGCAACGGCTCGCGAAGGCGTTGAGTTCACTTGCTACGGTGATAGCCAGGTAGACCAGATCCTCTTCCTTCTGCTTACTCTCTCGTCGCCACGCGACTATCGCTTGGAAGAGTCCACCAATGATCACGCCGATTAAACCGAATGCGCCGGTCAGTAGTTGGGGGTAGAGCTTTGGGTCCATGCGTCACACCAATTCACTTGTCGGTCTATCAGACCTCAGGGTGCTAATGCTACCGGGCGTGGCGCGCGCAATCGTCGCCCCGCCACGCCTGCGGGCTTCGTGCACGGTTTTCGCTGCACCCCCGCAGGGTGGGCCTAGGGCGCGCTGCTGTTACCGATCCGTGCGATTCAAGGGGGGCCTCTCTTCCCTGCAGATCCCTGCGCGCCTAGGGCGCTTTGCGGGTGGGTACGGCTGCTTTCCTCGGCTTGACCGCCGGGCGCATTTAGGCAAATGACCATCGGAACGAGGTAATCGGTAATCCGAGACCTGAAACAGGGCTTAAGCGACTGATTTAAATAGGAAATTATAGATTACCTTTTGGGGTGATTTAAGGTAATCGTCCTCCTATAAAAAAGTTATGTCATTGAATTTTAAAGATATTTTGTGGGAGCTTGATTACCTCCCTAAAAGGTAATCCCGTTACCTCCAGATTACCCTTTAATTACCTTTGATATTGTTATGTAAGTGTTTGATAAATATATGGATATTTGCATTTATGGGGGCAGATTACCTAAATTACCTTCTCCCGATGGTCATCCCCAAAAATTGCCTATTAGGGGCGTGGAGCGGGGCTCCGGCCACCGCACTTGCCTATACGCTTCAGCACACGCGCATCGACCGCCCATCTCTCGCGGATGGCCAGGCCTGCACGTTGCCGTAGAAATTGGAGCCAGTCCCGAGCCGCCAGAGTCAGGCCTGCCGGCGCGCGATCAGCACGTGGCGCGCGGAAGATCTGCTAGTGAGGTAGTGAAGCGTCCCGACAAGAGCTCTTGCCGCGAAGCCCATGATGGAGAGTTCTGCCACCCGCTTGCACCGAGGCCGGCCGTACCCCGCCCGAAGCGTCGGTTGATAGCGTCCAAGGCGCTCATCAGCTTCTCGTCGCCGATGCGAGCGGGAGTGAATAGGTCGCCCTGCAGGTCTTCAGGCTTGGCTAGATCCATCAGGCACGCGCCGGCTTTTTTGTAGGCGAAGCCTTCTCGCATGAAGCCCTGGAACAGCCGGCGTACAGTCGTGAGCACGATGCGGCTGTCAGAGGTGGCGGAGGCGAGTGGGGCGGTGCGTGATGGGTTGTGCTGCGGTGCGCCCGGCTTGAACGAGTCCGTTTCGGCAAAGATGCCAATCGCGCTCGACGTCAATCCGCGAGCGCGCAGCTTCTCGGTGGCACGCATAGCGAAGGTGGCCAGCGCCTCTGACATATCTTGCGGGTCGCTTACCCATGTCCCAAACGATCGGCTGACCATGATTTGCTGCCGGTCTGGCTCGACCTCCTCAAGCTCGAGGCAGGCGTGACCCTGCAGCTCGCGCTGCGTGCGCGCCATCACCACTCCGAACTCCGCGAGCAGGTCGTCTGCAGCCGCATCCCGCAGATCCGCTGCCGTATACACACCGCGTGCCTGCAGCCTGGCGCTCCAGCGCCTACCAACGCCCCAGAGGTCACCAACTGACGTGGCCCGCAGCACGGCATCGAGCTCGCTTGCACTGAGCGCTGCCAAGTCACAGACGCCGGTCAGATCGGCCGGGTAGCTGCCCGGTTTGCGCGCCGCATCCTTGGCGACCCGGTTGGCCAGCTTGGCCAGGGTCTTCGTCGGCGCGATGCCGATGCAGTTCGGGATGCCAGTCCATTTGTGAACGCGCTCGCGTAGGTTGACCGCGAGCTGCCGGCGATCGTGGATCCCGGCCAGGTCGAGGAACGATTCGTCAATGGAGTACACCTCCACACGTGGCGCGGCTTGGCGAAGGATTGAAGTGTCGTGCCTATTGACTTGCGCATCGCTAACTAAAGGGGCCAT